AGTGACCACGCCGCAGGCCGTCGGCAGGAGGCCAACAGCATTGAGCGTCGCCGCGCCCGAGGATGCCGTTGCCGCATTATTGAGGCATTCCAGAACGCCGACTCGAAATCCCTGCGATTGGGTTTGTTTATTGGTGCCGGTAGTCCCCGGCTGAATAGCCCAAGCCGACGCCGACATGAAGCCGACAGCAAGCAAAGCGATAAAGGCGCGCTTGAGCATTGGTCAGAACCTCCGAAGCGAGATCCGGCTTACTTCTTGATGCAGAAGAAGCTGATGCCGAGGGTATTGTTGAACGCCGCGGTGGCGTGCACGTTGCTGATCAGGATGACCAACGAACCAGCCGCCGGCGTCACCTTCATGACTACCGGGCTGCCGGTGCCGCCGGTCTGCACCGATGCGAGGCAGACATCGGTTGCCGCAACGACGGTGTCGGTAATGGTTTCGGTGAACGAACCGGCCGCAGCAGTCGAGGCAGATTCTGTGGTAATCAGACCGCACTTGTTCGCAAGCGTCGAGGCGTTCGACGTGCCGGTGGCCGTGCCGCAGTTGCCGCGCAGATTGCCATCGAGTGATGTATCTACGGCATATGCGGGAGCCGCGAGCGACACGCAGGCGATGGCCAGAGCGCCGAGGAGGCCGAGATTTCGCTTCAACATGGGTCTGTCTCTCTCGTTGGAATCGGATGCGGTCAGTAGTTAGCTCGACCAGCCGCCCTCGTACATGATGGTAACCCGCGCTTGCCCGGTGGTCGCCGCAGCCCCAGTCGGGATATAGCTGTAGTAGAGCGGCGTATCCGCAGCAGCAGCGAGGCTGCCGCCGAGCCCGCGGCTGACCGAAGTCGCGCCGACAACCGTCGGATCAAGATCGGTGCCAGCACCCGCCCCGTTCCCAAGCTGGCTGCCCGTCAGGGCCGTGCCAATGGTGATCGGATTGGTGGTGCCCGCGTTGAAGGCCGTCAGGATTTCAACCACCACGCCGAGGATGACAGCACCGGCGGGCAGAGAGTTCTGCCAGAGAATGCCGGTAGCGGCCCCTGCGTCGTTGAAGTTGATGATCTGCTTCAGCGTATTGACGACTTGCCTGGGGTCTTGGCGCGTCGGAGGCACAACAGCAGCGGTATTAGTGGCCATGGCTAATCAAGCCTCCGTTTAGGTGTGAGCTGCAGCATACGTCGAGACGGCGATGCAGCCATAGTCGAGTGAATTGTACACGGTCTTTTTCAAGCCGTGGATGGTCCACGCCGACACTTCAAGCCGGCGCTTGTGGTCGAACAGTTCCTCGTTCCACCGATACTTGGTTTGCGAGTTCTTCTGCCCGAACGCGATCATACATGCCTGACCGCCAAGCAGTACGGCGCGGTAGGTGTTCGCCACCACCACACCACCAGCGGAAATGCCGGCCGCCACGTCGAACGATGAGCGCAGAATGACGCTGTTATATTCGCCGATGGCGCCGGTATAGATCGGGCTGTCGGTGCCACGGCCCATCTGCGCGGCCTTGGTCAGGTCGAGCCATTGGCCGGTCGAGGTGTTCGTGCGCAAATCAGTGATCTGGTACGGATGCAGATACATCACGTACTTGTCGGTCAGCGTCTTGTTGTAATCCCGCCGCCCCATGCCGCTGCCGCCGCTCGAACCGCCAGCAAAGCGCGCCGGACGGACTTTCGGGGTTGCGGTGATCGCGGCTTCCTTCGCCTTGTCGATCAGGTTCAGTGTGAAGGTGTCGCCAGCTACCAGAAGATCGTCGGAGGCGCGGCCGGACTGCCGGATGATGCGGGTTGCCGCGATCGTGGCATTGAGCCCGGTAAAGCGGGTATCGGTCTGCACCGTATTGCCGCAAACCTGATTGAAGAACGCCACGGAGAAGCGTTTGGCGTACCAATCGGCAAGACCGCCCTTGGCCTCTTCGCGCAGGTTGAACGGCACCCGCTGCTGGTCGATCGTATACTCGGACTTCACGCCGACGACGTGGCCGAGCTCGTTAATCAGAATTTTGTCCGAGTAGGTCGTCAGCGATTCGCCGTTACCCTCGGCCAGTTGGTTCTCGGTGAAACCGGCACCGGACAACTGCATCCGGATCGCGTAGGTGACCTGATCGCCAGGACCCTTCTGCGTCTCGGTCTTGCGGTGAATGACCGAATCCGGATCGTCGCCAATCAGCGGCCCGATATCCGTGTATTTCAGGGCTTCGTGGTCTAGCTTGCGCGACCAGAGCTTAATCGCGAGGGCATCATTTACCGCATAGCTGGTGATAGACATCGTTAGACCCCTTGCTGGTCAATGGAGGGGGCAAACTTGCCAAATACCCTCAATCGTTCGGCCCGAGCCGCAATGGCAGCTTCTGCGGCAGTGTGAAAACCTTTGACAAAGCGGTAATCGCGATAGCGGACCTCGGCCATATAGAGGCCACTAGCTGTATGGAAACTGACGCCGCGCTCGCCCAATGCATTATCGGACCTGAGTTTGGCATTTGACCGTTGCTGCGACTCGTCGGCTTTTCTCAGGTTTGATGGCTTGTTGTTCGCGCGATTGAGATCGTGATGATCAATCTTTCGCGGCGCCCACTCGCCATAAAGCATGAACCAGATAAGCACATGCTCGCGGTATTTTTTGCCGTCGATGGAAACCCAGCGATAACCTTGTCCTTTGGATTGATGTACCCATCCAGCGCGTTGTCCGACCTTTGTCCTTGAGCCGGTGCGAACGCGCCATGTCAGCACCCCAGTCTCGACATCGAGATGGAGAACTTCATAAGCGCGTTCTTGCGTAAGCTTCGGCACTTGTAGAGGCACCCTGCGTTGAGGCGCTCGTATCGAGCAGCCGTCCAAAGTTCGCGTCGAAGTCGGGGTGCGCTGTTTATCGCCTGCGCGGCGAGTTTTCCCTTTGAGAAGCGCGGGATACGGCGCCTGTCCTAAATCCGGTGGACTAGACCGAGGAGTGGAGGTTTTGCGACCGGCCCGGGGAGGGCGATGGTCACGACCCCCGCTGTCTTGGGACACACCATTAGCAGCGGAGGCCGGTCTTGTAAAGCCCTACATCATGCGCCGAATAATTGGCGCTCCTGATCCGGCGACATATTCTCGACCATGTGGGCAAATTCATCGTCCGACATATTGGCCAGCTTCTCCGGCGTCAGCGGATTAGGCGGAGCGCCACCACCAGTCGATAGCGACCGCGCGGCCTCAGAACCCTCACGGATGCGCGCGATTTCATCCTCGACACGCGGGGCAGCAACGGGCGTATTCAACGCACCAGGGACAGCCGCAGGAGCAGCAACTGCACCCGTAGCAGGAGCAGCCACACCGTTCGGCTTTGGAGCAGGAGCCGCAGCAGTCGGCCGGAATCCGCGGGCTTTGGCCAGCGCCAAAACCGCCTTGGCCGGCGAACGCTTGTTCTTGATGGCACCCGAGACGAGCTCGCGCTCCTCGCCAGCGATTGTCTGCCTGATTTTACCGACCTCATCATCAGTAAGGGCGACACCATTCTCGGTTAGGTCTTTCTGGAAGAAAAACTGCGCAAGTTCGAATGTCCGGTTTGCCATCAGGAATTGATAGGCCGGGACGAAATTCGGATCGGCAGCGGCGACCGAGCGCGCATCATCGATATAGGCGGTCGACAAGTCCTGCTCTTGCGTTCTGGTTTGCTGGGTAGCCTGAGTTTCAGCTATCTGAGCGCGGAATCGAGCATCGTCCCGCTTTTTCCAATTTACCCAAGCGAAAATGTCCTGATCGGCGTCGGGTTCGGGATCCTCCTCGGCCGGATCTTGGGCCGCAGCAGCCGCAGGCGTCAAAGCCTCATTCAGGATGCGCAGACGTTCATCAAGCCGCGCCTGACTTTGGCGCATATCGTCGCGTTCACGCTCGGCTACCTTGCGAGCTTCTTCGGCACGTTCGTATTTCCGAGCCGATACCCGGCGCTTTGGAACCACGGGCGCCACTGTGCCGTCAGCAACAGGCGCGGCAGGAGCAGAACCGGCCACAGGCGGAGTGCCAGCATCATCTTCGTCGTCGTCATCCTCGCCACCAGCCTCGGCCACGACGGGAGCAGGCGCAGGAGTTGGATCGGGAGTGGGGGCAGGCGCGGGATCGGACGTCGCATCGCGCATCTGGTCGAATGCAGTACGCTCTTCAGCGGTGAACCCGTCGTCGACCTCACCTGCAGTATCTGCCGGATTGAGGGCTTGCGCGGTATCAGCCATAACTAACGACCTCCTCAGTTTGTGAACGGATGCGACGCCCTATTTGATCGAGAGCCGACGCATCCAGCGAATCAATCTCTATTGTGCCACTTGGGCCAGTCAGAACGATATGCCCGAGCGGTGGCCTTTCATTCGGAGACTCGACCGTCAGATCATAGTCGCCAAACCGAATTGCTACTATTTCCTTGAACTTTCCGTAAGCCTGTTTGCGCTTGCCCTCGGGCTTATCCGCAGCTTCAGCGACGTGAAAGGCAACCTCTCCCCACCGATAAAGCCCGCGCAGGTGCGTCTCGAACATTCCCTGCAGCATACGCATCAACTGGACCCGAGCCCTGATCACGGCCCACCAGGCGATGCCGACGGTTGAGGCTGTTGCGGTTGCGGAACTGGAATGGGGGTTGCCTCCGTGCGCGTCGCATTCACATGATCCTTGTGCGCCGCAGCAAGATCGCGATGCAGCCCACCGATAGCGCCAATATGATCGATGAGAGCCCCCACATGCGACGCTTGGCCATCGGTAGTCGCCCGATGAGCGTCAGAAACAGCCCCTATGACCTTGGCGTGCGTCTCTAGCCGGTCATTCACGACCCCAGCACGCTCACGGGCAGCCTGTGCAGTAGTCTTATCCGCAGTGGCCGCAGCCGTCTGGACTTTGGCAGCGCCCTCCATGGCCTTCAGGTGAGCATCTAGGCCGGTCGTATCGTTATCGGCCAGCATCTTGCGGGCCATGGCAATATCGTACATAGCCGTCGCCTCGGTAGCCCCGGCCTTTTTGTTATTCATTTCAGCGGTGGCCTGCAGTGCGGAGATTTGCGCGACCTCCTTGGTGATCGCCAAATGTTTCGCAATCTGTTGATCCTGTTGCGCCTGCGGATCATTCTGCTGCTTGGCGATGAATCCCTTGATGGCCTCCACGA